GTCGTAACTAAGGTTATAACACACAGCGGTTTCCCACCGCTGCCATTGGACCGGGTCCCCATATGGGGATCCTGTCGTAGGTACTGAGTCCCAGAAGGGGATCAATACCATTCGCTGCGATCGATAACGTACAACAATCGGCCTGATTGCTATACGCATCGATCTAACCGTGCCCATCAGAAAGCTAACATGCAATCCAGAAGGATTGAATATTAGAGGCTTATGTTGATGAGGTATAAAGAGCCTATCATCTGCTATCGATATGTACTTGGAAACAGGTCGCCAACATGTATACATATACTGTTGGAGTCGACGGTTCCAAGCCATTTTCGGCAGTAATAGACTAGGCACTTTAACACCAGCATCATCATTCTCATACCGCGGAACTCGTAGCATTTTCTGTGAAAACAGATATGATACGCATCTACGGAGGAGTATACCTGTTCTTGTCGAGAACAGATTAAGCTGATTAATGACGGACGCGCGAGCCTGATAAGTTTCGATACTTTTGACGTAGACCCCACGGATGTTTCTTCCGTAGTAATAGTCTTCGCCACAGGACTCTCGGAACGGTCCTTCGACAAAGGACTTATCGGCATTGACCTTGAAACCAAGGAGTTCGAGGAGACGAATCACATGTCTAGTCGTTTGACGTAGACAGATGATATCATCTCCAAAAACTCCAAAGTTGCCAATGTCTTGTGCAAAAGGACGCTTGATACGAATATCATGCATCTTATACACAGCCGACAGGATGCAGCTGAATATGATCGTTTGTAGAGGAAAGGTAAAACCGTTCCCCATAGAGCTGACCATATGTAGCTCATGCTGAACTCCGCGAAGAGTAGTTTTCGGGCTACGATACGCTAGTAACGTCTCATAAACGTAACTAGGTAAGTATTCCTTAAGCATCTTCAAGGAGATCGAATCAGACGCACTTTCGAGATCGATCGTAGATCGATCATCGTTAAGTGAGCCGATACGCGCATGTTCTCGATTTTTAAACGCTTGAGTTTCAAGGTTAATACCAAAGAAATACTCAAGACGTCTGGTCAATATACGACCGAGCCCAAGCTGATAATAACAATTCAGAATGGGTTCGACGCAAATTGTCCTCGAGATAACATCGTTTTTCGGAACGCAACTGAGACGACTACCTTCGGCTATTACCGGATGACCTTTTTGCTCCATGCGTTTTAATTCCGCATCGGACCAGCTGGGGAACCGAGATATATAGCGTCTGTACCAAGTGTACAGTGAATGACTCGTTGTTGTGAGCGGGGAAGAGAATAGTTTCGAATAGCTATCTCCACCTGGCGATCCAACACAGGAGCCCGAACCTAAATGTGCGTCTTTAAGCACATCCAAGTGAGAGTTCCACAGCGGCATTCCCCCTGGGTTGAAGAAGTTCCAAAGTTCCCTTTTAAAGGTCCCTAGGAGTTCATCTTCCCAAGAGAATGTAGCTGACGGCG